ACAGCCGCCTCAAGGGAGGTTTCATTCAGGTCAGCCGGGGTCGAAGGTTCGTTGCTGTTAACACCGCCAGAAACCAACGGATGCGCCGTCGAGAACAGTTCGACGCCATCGCCACCTTTGTAGGTGGACGAGAAGCCGTTGTTCAGAATAGCGGCAGCCTTGGTCTGCTTGGTGTACGCCATCGCGCGAGCCAGCGCCTTGGTGTAGCGGCTCGACAGAGTGTCATAGAGGTTGTCCTCAATGGCCTCTTCCGTCAGGCTGAAACCCAGGGCAATGGTTTCGTGGTTATAGCGAGCCGTCCACGCCTCTTGGCCGTTGTCGTAGGCAATCGCGCTGCCTTCGTTCTTCACCGGGGCGGCGGAGAATCCAGACAGTTTGGTTTCCTCTTCAAACGAACGCTCGGAGGTTTCCGTCTCAAAAATCTCCTTGTGCTGTTCGCCGTAGGTCTTGTACTCCAGACCAAACAGCGCGTTCAGACCAGGGAGAAGCTCCTTGAGTAGTTGTGCGCGTGAAATAGCCATGTCTTACTCCTTATACGCCAGTTGGGTTGTCATACTGGTGCATACCGGCATTCCACTTCACAATAACTTCCGTGTAGGAGCCAGGATAGCCAGCGATGGCCGTCTCGGGAACCACGTCAATAACACGAACCGGCCAGGTGCTGGTCGTATTAGTGGTGGAGCTCACAGCAACTTTGGAGTTGCCGTTGGTGGTGCTTCCCGCGTTTTGAACCAGCACTGCGTTGTTGCCAACGGCGGTGCGATTCACATAGCTAATCGTCGTGGTAGCAGACACCACAGCGACCTTAAACAGCGCGCTGGGGTCGTCCTCGACATAAGCCATGATGTCGGAAGCAACGGTGCTTGCCGGGTAATACTGACGAAACACCTTGCCGAACGTGGCGTCGGTGTACGAGCATCCCATGAAAACACCAACCGGGGTGGCGGCGTCCGTGCCAGTGTCTTTCGACAGAGTGCCGTCGCTTCCAAGTTTCACCAAAAAAGATGTTGGTGGCGGAACCGGAATTGATGGGGATCTGACGAGTCGCACCGGCAAACACCTGACCGCCGATCAAATTGATCGGAATCAGCCCGTAAGGGGCATCAACTGATGGGTAAGCCATTTAAGACTCCTTGGTTTATCGACCTTGACCAAACGATGTCGTGGACTTTTTCTCTTTGAAAAGAGGCATCCGAACATCGCTTTCCCTCATGAAATTGTTGTCCACAGCGTCCATGTTGTCCTTGGAAACTTTGGCGTAAAACGCCGTGCGTTGTTCCACGAACTCTTCTGGCATCTTGCAGAGCAACAAACCTGCAATCTCAACGTTGTCCTTAAAGCGACTGTTGGGATCAATTAACATCTGAAACTGCGGTTGTTCTTCAACACGAACAGGCTCCCAGCCTTCTCGAAACTTAGCTGACACGTTTTTCGCATCGCTTTGGCCGAGTGCGCTGATCCTGATCCACCTGTAAGCGTATCCCGGCTGCTTGTCAGGCTGCGGAAGCGTTTCGGGGCGATTCCACTGCTTCGGGCGCTCGGATGCGCTACGGGTTTGAACTTCGCGTGCAAGTCGGTTTTCAGCCATTTTGGTTCTCCAGTTTCAAAAATTCACGAGCATAGTGTTCAGGGGTGATGCCAAATTTTTTGGCCAACCGCACCTGAGTTTCTGTCAACACAACTTTTTTGGAAGCCGTGCTTCGTGATGCCGGAGCGACCACGTTGGCAGGTTTGCTTGCGCTTCGACTGGGCTTGCCGCCCCCAGCCTGCGTGTCTGGGAACTCCTCGGGAAACTTCTCGCGCATGGTCTTGTCGATGCGCGAATAGTATTCGTCCGTGGTTGCATAGGCTGCCCCATGCTGTTCCACCAATTCTTCGTGCAGCCCCAGGGCCATTGCCGTCATCATGCGGTGTTTACCAAACCATTGGTTTCGCTCTTGCCACGAAACCGCTTTGGTATCCCGCTGAACGGGTGGTTGCGGCTGCTCTAGCTGCGTATTTACTTCATTCTCTGGTTTTTGTAAAGGCGCTTTAACTTTTTCTGCCTGGGCGGCGCGCATTTGCGCTGCATTCAAGGCCTGCTGCGCTTCCAAAACCCTGTCCGAATCGCCCGATTCAAACGCTTCTTTGTAAGCAACCTGGGCATCCTTTAGCTGTCTTGCCGCAGACTCCTTAAAGGATTGAATCAGCGCCGTTTCGGAGTTTGTGGACTTGGCTTTCAGCTTCTTGTTTTCTTCAATCAGCCTTTGCGCAAGCGTCAATGCTTCGTGGCGCTCTCTGTCAGCAGCTTCTTTGGCGCGGCGCTCGTCGTGCCAAACTTTCTTCATCTGCTTGAGGCGAACCTTGACCTTTTCCGAGTAGTCCTCTAGCTCATCGGCCTCTAGTTCCTTGACAATATCTTCTGGAAGTGGCTCTCGTCCACGGTCTTCTTCTGGCGTATCGTCTTGGACGGCCACCTCGATGGCTTCATCCGAGTCAATGCCAACCGTTACTTCGTTGTCTTTCTTGGGTGCTGTAGACATAGAACTACTCCTATTTGCGAGAAATGCCGCGAGGGTCTTCTACAACCCCTTCGACACTATCGTCGTTGATAATGCGGAACTCCCTGCCGTGGATCTTCAGCCTGGTGCCGGCATGTGGCCGAACTAGAATGAAGTCGCCTTGTTTGCACCAAGGGCCACTGGGAAAACGTGAAGGATCTTTGTAGCAATCCGGGCCGAGCTTCACAACAAATAAGACGGTTGTGAGCAGCTCTTCGTGCTGCATGGTGATGTCGGCTTTGATGATGCCGTTGTCAAACGAATCTTCAATTTCCGGTATTGCACACAAAATACGATAGCCGGATGGATCTGGAAGTTGTTTTGCCTTTTGTTCTGCGGTTTCAGGCAAGACCGTTGCTGCTCCTGGATCATCGGGGTTTGTGCCGATCAGGATTGTCATTCGATTTCCTCGTAGCGTTCCGCCATGTCGGCGATGATTGAATTTGCGACCATTAGCCCGCGAATCATGCCCACCGCGTACTTATAGTCACCGTGATCTTTGGCTTTTCCCAAAGATAAATCCTCAGTTAATACACGCATTTCCTCCTGCATTTTTTGTGAGAGAACTTTTAGCAAGTCAACACTCATGCACCTCTCCTCATGTTCATGCCAAGTTTCATGCCTTCAATCTGCTCTTTAGATGCCAGCTCCTCCTTTTCCTTCTGTAATTTCAATCCTAATTTCATCCCCTCAAGCTCTTCGTTAGACTGGATTTTCTCCATGTCTGACTGCTGTTTGGCTTGAATAGATGCCATGGCTGCGCGCTCTTGTGACGCGATTCTTTGCTGCTCTGTCTGTAGCTGTTGCATGCGAAGCTGTGCGTCCTGCTGATCTTTTTGCGCTTTTCGTTGAACCTCTTGCGCTTTGATCTGAAGCTCCTGCATTTGCATCTGAATAATCGGATCTTGGGATTGTTGCTGAGCCTGTTGTTGTTGGGCCTTGGCCTGGTTTTGCGTAAGCAGCTGTTGTGCAGCTTGTGCAACCATTCTTGAAAGCGCGGCTTCAAACTCTTCTGGCAACGGCTCGTCTGAGTCTGGCGGCGGAAGCGGTGCGCCGACTTGTTGCTCAATCATATTTCTGTACATGAAGGCATAGTGTTCAGCAATGTGAGCCTGTAACGCTGACATCATCTGTTGCGCTTGCGGGTTCTGGCCAATCATTTGCGCTGTCATCGGATCTTGCATAAATGACTGGTGCGTCGTGATGTGCGCCTGATGATCCTGGTACGCAAACGCTTTCAGCGGCTTCATCCGCACCACATCCATGTTTTCTGTGATCGGATCTTTTGGCTTGTTGTCCTCTTCTAGTTTGACCAGCTTGGAAGCGTTTTTGATCCCCAGCACTTCAAGCATTTGCCGATGAAGCTGGGCCAGGTCATACAACTGTGGTGCCGATTGCGCTAATTGAAGCGCGGCCTGGTACTGAACTACCTTTTGGCTCATCGTTGCCGCGTTGGGATCCGACACCGGGATCACGTCTACGCGGTCGTAGTCAGACTTTTTAGCGCGCCTATCGCCGTCTTCTGGTTGATAGTTATATTCTTCTGGCGTGTAGTCCCTGATGATGTTCTTGAGGAGCTTGAACTCCTGTCTCATCGAGTAGTGAATCCTGGCTTGGACAGCACTCATGATCTTGAGTGTTCTCTCCAAGATGGCCAGGGTTGTCCCAACGGGGGACTGTGCGGACATGTCGCTAATCTTTAGATCCGCCGCTGAGGCAAACCTTCTGCCTTCGTCGATGATCTTATCCATCAGCCCTGCAAGAACCTGGCTTGGTTCTTTGTAGGGAAGCGCCATGATGTTGTCTTTGATCGTCCCGGAGGCGACATCAACATCCCGGAACTCCGCTGGGGCAATCGGGGTATCGTCCCCTTTGACCCTCAGGCCTTTGGTTTTGAATCCACCGGGCAG